TTAGGAACTTTTTAATTTTTCAATGGCTTTTTCATAAAATGAAGTAGCGTTTTTCTTGTTGTCTTTGGACAAGTGGCTATATGTATCCATGGTTATTGATATTTGAGAATGCCCTAGCCTTGTTTGTATTTCTTTGTAAGGCAGTCCGGCATTGAGCAAGATACTAGCGTGAGTGTGGCGGAAAGCGTGGAACGTTAAACGAGGGCAGTCAGAAAGTTTTAAATGTTTCTCAAGTCTTGACCTAAGCGCCCTAGCGTCTCTATATTCGTCAAAGGAATTAGAAAATACTTTTTCATAAGTCAAGCCTATTTCTCTACCAACTTGCGCTTGTCTATTTTTGTAAAGTTGCAGCCTGAGCACCGTCTTATTATCCAAGTCAATTACCCTAATACTTGATTTAGTTTTAGGGGTAGTGACTTCTTTTTCACAGTTTAGAGTCTTATTTACGTCTAGTGTACCGTTTTGTAAGTCAATATCAGACCATTTGAGGGCTAAACACTCACGAATACGCAAACCAGTCGCTAAAAGCGTCTTATATAGCACCGTATCGTAGAAATTTTTGTAAGTGTTTGGCAGCTGCTCCAGGTAAGTCAAGAATTTTTTTAAGTTATCATCATCCAGATATTTCAGTTTTTGCCCTTCTTTTTCCTTACGACGTGGCACGATAATATCACGGGCTGGGTTGAAGGGGATAACTTGCAAGGATACGGCATATTTAAGTATTCGTTTATTTAGCGAGTTAAGTTGCGGATACTCTTGGTAACCTTTGCCTAGTTGATTGTACTCTTTTGCCCATTGATTAACTTGCTTTTGAATAACTGGGGGTGTTAGCTTATCTAGTTTGTATTCTCCAAAGGCTGGAAGTAGATAGTTATTTAGTCTACTCTTGATTATTGTAAGTGTTGCCTTTTTGACTGTATGGCAGTATGTTTCCAGCCAATTCTCCACCAGTTCGGCATAAGTTTTTATCTCCACCGTCTTATATACTGTAGACCCGTCTTTTTCAAAGTCTATTTGAGCCTGTAGCGCTTTGGCTTTGAGTTCTCTCTTGGTTCGCCCTGATATAGTCGTCTTGACTTTCTTACCTGTTACGGTATCGATACCAAGATAGACGCTAGAGCGATAGACTGTAGACCCGTCTTTTTTTGTGTATTCTGTTATTTTCATGGTTTTACTCCTCTTCCATCAGCAGGCAAGCAATTAGAAAAGATTTTGAGTTTATACCATGCGAGGGGCTACGAGAATACCCCTATTTTCGATTTTAATTAGTCAGACGGTAAATTGTACCAGAAAAGGGAATAAGGCAGATATGGGACTTATATGGGCTTGTTTGTGATGGGTGTTTTTGATATAATGTTTTCGCCCCCTCAATTTAGAGAAGGGAGGTGTTATATATGCTAGAGTTGTTTTCCCTTTTTCTAGCTCCGTTACTTGTTAACGTCTTATCTGAGCTTTTCAAGCTATGGATAAAGAGACGTAGCAAGTAGCATTTAACCCTTTAAGAGGGTAGCAAAAAACCCCATCGCTGTAACGGTGGGGCTTTTTAGTTACATATGCTAGAAGCACTGTTTTTCCCTTTATGCTTTCATTCTAGCATACAAGCCCCAATATTTCAAGAGTTTTATTTTTTTTGATATTGTTTAGAGCGCTTTAAGCGTTTCTAAAATGCCAAAGTGTTGAAAATTGTCTAAATTATACCGCATTATACTTCATTAGAGAGTTATAGCCTGATGACAGGGTATTGACTTACCTTTTTTGTTTTTCTGGATAATATGGTAAACTAGTCATGTAACCGCCTGAATCTTTCCCGTTATTTCAGTTCAGGCGATATTAGACAAGTCAGCAGCAGCTAGCTTGTCTTTTTTTTTGTTGTAGAAAACTAGTGTAGTAAAAAGAAAAGTGTACCAACATAATAAGCCGATACACTGATTTTTTTGTAAAATATAAAAGCCCTTAACTGATAGCAGGTTACCCAATAGGCAACTTACGAAAAATACGCAGACATATCAGAATTACAAGCGACTTTCTAATATAACTCTATCGTTTTTTTATTAAAAATCAACTTTTTTGTCGCTTTTTTTGTACTTTTTTATTTTTATTTTGAAAATAAGTGTAGGCATTGACATTTATTCGCTGGGAAGTATTGGCGATATTGAACATTACGATTATGGATTTTTCTAAGATAATGCTGACGGTTTCGGGTAGGGAAATAGTGTTCCCTTCAATACCGCTAGAATGGTAGGCCATGCGTACCAGTATATCGTCCAGGTAGTCTTGAGCGTAGTCCATGATTCTCCTTTCTGTAAAATTAAACTAAAATTTTCCCATTGGAATCAGGAGTTTTTAACAATGCTGAAATTACTTGGAAAAGTGCAAGAAGCATTGGAATAAAAGTGAAACTGAATAGTAGATATAAAAATCCTTTTCTATTATATCCTGCATAAAAATGATGACCACCTATCCAACCTAAAACGATAGCTAATATAATGTAAATCCACTTATTGACATAATGAAATTTAATATTTTTAGCTTTGGTTTTGGCATCAAAAATTTTTGTTTGTGGTATTTCGTTATTATTGCTAATATTATTTTTATTATCTTTTTTATCGTCATTTTTTAAGTTTGAAACTCCAGAGTCGGCAATATATGTACTCTTATTTTTTACAAATCCATGCTTTCCAATTAATCCCAGTTCAGGATATCCTAAATTTTTAAGCATTTTTCTTATACTTGTTTGTTTAGATAATTTCAATATCTCTAATAATATTAAACCACAAGCCCTTGCATCTGATAAAGCATTGTGATGATCTAGAGATATTTTGAAGTGTTCAGCTAAGGTATGTAATTTATGATTTGGTAAATCAGTTAGGATTATTTTACATACTTGATAGCTACAAAAATATTGAATGTTGTCAAAAGGAATCTCATACTTTAAATAAACATCTTGTAAAGCATAAGCATCAAATCTTGCATTATGAGCAACAATAGGTAGATTGTCAATGAAGTTAATGATTTCTTTTTGTACTTCAGGGAAAGTAGGGGCTCCAATGACATCTTCAGGTTTTATAGCATGTATTTTTATATTTCTACTACTAAATTTTTCTTCAGGATTAATTAAAGTATAAAAGGAGTCAACTTCCTGTCCATCTATAAATTTTACTAGTCCAATTGAACATAGACTTCCGCGAAATGAGTTTGCTGTTTCAACATCTAAAGCTATAAAACTATAAGTCATGGTGAGTTTCCTTTTGATTTAGTGAGCCAAGTATATTTAATACTATTTGCTTATCTTTGTAAGATAGGGATATGAAATCTACTAGTAATTGGGTTTCTTGAGGATTTAATGTTCCAATGGTAAATAGAAAATCATTAAGTTTTTGCTTTGCTTCATTTAAAAGTTTTTCATCTGATAAATATTTTTCAATTTCTTGTTTACTTAATTCTTTTATGTTTGGAATGAGATTTTTCAAAATTTCTTCACGATATTTATTTAGAAAATCTTCATCTTTTAAAGTCAATAAATTCTCTCTACCATCAGCTGTTTTTAGTTCATAGTATGCTCTAAATGCTTTAAAAAATACTTCATCAGAGCCATCTTTTTGACTTAAATTTTTTACAGATTCAATAAAATTGTTTTCATAACCGAGTAAGTTAGCAACGCTTACCCCGAAGTAATCAGCAAGTAGTTGGGCTTTTTCTGGTTTAATTTGGCTTTCTCCGTTTTCCATTCGTTGGAATGACCTTAAAGAAAATCCCAAAGTTTCAGCTATTTCTTTTTGAGATAGCTTTTTTTCTTGTCTTAATTCTTTCAATCTATTCATGTTTTATCACACCTTTCACAGATGATTATAACCTTATGTTTAAAAAAAGTCAAAAAATGACGTAAAAAAATCAAAAAAACTATTGACAACGTCTAAAACTGACGTTATAATAAAAATCAAGCTTATGTTGCGTCATAAAATGACGTCAAGCACCCCCTCCAACCTTTCACACTTTCAATCTATTCATGGAGGGGGATTTTTTTAGAAAGGAGCAAATCTATGAGCAAACTACGAGGCTATCGGGTTATGTTAGGACTAACTCAGCAACAAATGGCGGACAAGCTAAAAATTTCTTTGCAGTCGTACAACAACAAAGAATTAGGTAAAACGCCATTCAATGACAAAGAACGTCTAGCGATTAAGTCAATGGTTGCAGAAATCAAACCAGACATAACAATAGACGAAATATTTTATAGTTAGAAAGGAGCGAACTAATCGCAATACTACTCTATATTTACAGATTTCTCATGTGGTGCTTTACCACTGGGGATTGACAACAAAAAAGTCACTTGCTGAATGTTTGGCGACAGAAGCAAGCGACTGGATCAAGAGTATAGATATTTTTTCTATACCTTGATTATAGCATAGAAAGACAAGGTAAACAATGGGAAAGAAACATCAAGTAGTAAAATTTAAAGATATAGCTGAAAAATTGCCTGAATTAGAAGGTAAAAATTTAGAAGAAATCGCTGGAGTATTAGGCTACCGCAACTTGGAGAGTTGCAGGGTCAACCTTTACAATCTCAGACAAAACAAGCGTCTAGGGTTTGAAGTAGAAAAAGGGGTTTACACTAAGTTCGAACTCTTGGACGATACTGTAAAAGAAGAACTGGAAGAAAAAGAATTGTCTGAACGTGGTCATTTTTTACAGTCGCTAGACTACTACAAAGTAGCAAAAAACGCCTTTGAAATAGCAGAAGATAAAACAGTAAAAGCAGAAACCCGACAAAAAGCAGAGCGTGACATATTGGACGCGATGAAGCACATTCCTAAAAAACATCGCGCTATACTTTATGACATGATGGAGGGCTAGGATGGAAGCAAAAACCCACTTCGCTAGATTCATGCGTAGAGGCATGGAGTTAGCAAGGCAATTACATAGTAAAGAAATTCAACGTGATGAATTTGATAGAGCCTGGAAAAGATTAGGCGATTAAATCGAAAACGAAACGAAGAAAAACTAAGAAAACCGAAGAGCAGGCAAGCAATTAGAAAAGGTTTTGAAATCGAGTGCTGACACGACGATTCTAAGCACTTGTTTAGAAAAAATGTGGGTGATTACCCACGAAACATCACTACAAGCGTCCGCCAACTTGGGGCAAATGCCCAGCGTTTGGAGTGGTGAAATAATCCAATATAGGAAAAAGGGAAAACAGACTATGACAGAAACAACATACGATATTATCGCTAAAAGCTTGGATAGAATTAGTATGGAATTACACCAAGCAGACGAAAACAATGATTTTTTGAGAATAGGACTCTTATCAGGACAATTAAAAGCTATCAAAGAAAATTTACACCGCTTACTTTGGATTGAGCTTCCTGAATTGAATGAAAGTCATAAAATCGAGGCAGTCTCTAAAAGTACTACTGGAATCTTTTTCCATCCAGGTATTTTTGAGATGGATGCAATGAGACAAGCATTCTTTAAACGTCAAGCCAAGCATTTTTTTGACAATGCAACAGAGCAACAGGAGTATATAGAATATGCTGAAAAGGAGTATTTAGAGGCTACTAAAACCTTGAAGGATATCCTTTTTAACACTAATAATGGGACTAGACAAGTAAATAAAGATTGTCTTGTAGAAAAATTTGAAGAGGCAATGCAATGACACAATCAGAATTTTACAACCGAATGACTAAAATCAAGGATAGACATCCGAACCTCTTTCAGTTCATCATTGACTTTTTAGATGATAAAGTAAGCACCGAAGAGGTGTATGATTTTCTGAAGATGGAGCGAAGCTATCAAGTAAATCATATCAAGAATTACAAAGCGAGAGCATAACATGAACGAACTAGATTTAAGCAACACACAGGCGGTTTTTGTTAGCGTGGTACTGATTGGCATACTGCTTTATCTAAACCACCGAGACCGCAAAAAAAGCGCCCAAATTGAGCGAGAAAACCAACAGACGATAGAAACACCTAGCGATGATTTAAACCCTGATTATGGGCGATATATCCAGCTTGCAGGGGTAAGAGTTTCCGGAGGGATGGAATGAGTTACACAGTGAAGATATACCTTGATTTTGAAAAAATACCAGATGAAACCTATTTTACTAAAGAGATTTTTCTAGCTATGTGTACGGACAATGCAACAAAGTTAGCTGTAACTATGGGTTTGCTGGCAAAACAAGCGTTGGATTTAGAGACTAGGGCTGTTATTTTAAAAACCCTTAATACAATCATAGAAAATCAAAAAGCTATTTTGCAAGGGGTAGCGAGCGGACAAATAACCTTTTTGAATAAAAGTAAAGGAGAGGAGGAACTGGATGAGTCTATCAGAGAATGACAAGCGAGTTTTAAGACTAATCAAGGTAGGGGCTGAGAACTCCATAACAGGGTTAGAAATCAGCCTGACAACCAAGCTAACAGAAAGAACCGTGCAAGATATTATTAAGCGTTTAATAATCAAGCATAACATCCCAATTGTGGGGGTTAGAAATGGATTTTATAGAGGTTATTTCATACCTAGAAACAAAGGCGAGTTACTAGATGGTGCTAAGGCTTTTTACAACCAAGTACAGGAGGAGAGCAAGCGCCTAGCGGTGTTGATGAATAGCGATTTAGAAAGCTACAAAGAAACCTTGAAGGAGGTGGGCGGATATGTTTAGCCTAAGCCGAGAAAGCGAGAAAGACCTAACGCATGGCATTCTGGAGGTAGTGGAAAGATACCTGGAAGCGCATGAGAAAGTACCGCCAAGATTGACCAAGTTAATAAATAGGATTGAACTCAAAGAGGAATTGAAAATTAGTGACAACACGCTGAATAAGTGGGAAAGTCAGGGTTTAAGACGCTATCAACCGCCGGACGATGGTTCAAGAATGATTTACTATTTAGTAACTGACATCTGGAAGTTTCTGGGGGTGGATGAATGAGGGTGATAGAGTTAATTTTATCCGCTGACAAATTGCCTTTGTTTGGCTTTCTCAAGTCTACGCCAACCCAAGTTTGGAAGAATGGGGAACACTACAAATTTATCTATTTTGAGCCAATAGGCGAGGGCTTGACGGCTTTCCACTACAAAGGTTTGTATGTGGCAGTTAAAGACGAAAACGAGGAAGTAGAGGGCTGGGAACTAACCAGAGATTTAGAAATAGGTTTGGCTAGTCCTGACTTGCTGATGATCCTGAAAAATTTAGAGGTAAATAAATTGACAGAGCAACGGCAGGGGCTTGGAGTGGAGTTAAAAGGCTGGGTTTTTAACCTGATTTGTAACGGCATTTATACCAGATATGAGACTTCGCTTTTTGTCCGCTTGCTATTTGTCAATGGCTACAGTTTTAGTCAGCTGGTGGACTTGTTTTCAGCAATCGTCAAACGCAAAGACCTAGCAAGCTACTTTCTAGAAGTAGCGACAAAATTCTATAAGGAGGTGGCTTTTGAATAGCAATGACATTGTAAATAAAATCATTGAAGAGAATCAGCAAGAAGCACCGCCTGAAGTGGTGGACTTGACCCAAGCAAGGAAAACCAACGAGGAACACAATAGCCTGAACTTGGCAAAGAGACCAAGAGGGGACGGCTTTGATAGAGGTTTAGACAATCTGAGAAAGATTTTGAGCGGAGATAGCAAGCTAAAAGGGGCGATACAGTACAACACTTTTACATATGAAATTGAAGTGACTAGACCAATGAAGCTAAACGGTAGAACCCTGAACGGTGCAATCGATGACCTGATTATCAGAGAGATTAGGGCTTATATTGCTACCAAGTATAAGCTAGACTATAAAAAGCCTGATATAGCTGATTTTTTGGAGATAGTGGCTGGAGAAAATAGCTACAACCCCTTAAAAGACTATCTGGAATCTTGCGAAAGCGAGTATAAAGAGTTAGTGAATCAACGTGAGCCCTTTGATATTTTAAGGCATTATCTTAATATCAAGGATGACGAATATAACCGTATTATCATGGATTTGTTTTTCCGTGGAGCGGTTGCCAAGGTGTTTGACCCTACCGTTAAGTTTGACTTTGTGCTGGACTTGACTGGAAGGCAGGGAGTAGGAAAGACACAATTTTTTGAGGGGCTTTTTACTCACAAGTATTTTACAACCGTTGAGACATTCACAGACAAAGACGACAAGGCTAGAATGGTGAGAAACTGGTGTGTCTTTGATGATGAGATGGTGGCCAGTAAAAAGGCTAGTTTTTCAGAATTGAAGAAATTCATCACAGAAACCAAGCTAGAGTTTAGACCCCCTTACGCTTCCAGTGACAGGCGATTGCCTAAGAGTTTTATCATTGTCAGAGCAACTAATGACCATGATTATTTGAACGACCTGACAGGGGAAAGGCGCTTTCTAGTTGTAGAAGTCCACAAGGACACCGCCTATAAGGGCAGGAAATGGACAGAGAAAGACCGCAGAGCCTTTTGGGGCGCTATGGTAGTAGCTTGGAGGGCTAACCAAGTCTTGAACCTGACGGACGAGCAGGAAAAGCTAGTAAATGAGGTTAGAAGTCGTTACAAGTTTGTAGATGAAATTCTTGAGGATTTGGAGCGCTATTTAGATACTCCTTACCCAAAAAGAATGTATCAGTTCCCGATGACCGACAGAATGCGCTACTATTATATCTATGATATGATGAACGAGGGATACTATAGAAATAACAGGGGTGGAACAGTTGAACTTGACACAGACACCTATGGCGAACTGGTAGATAGGGACAAGATGACCATTAACCTATTTTTTCAAGAGGTGTATTTGACTGACAAAGCACCGCCAAAGGATAAGGCTAAGGTTAAAAAGTATATGCAAAACCGAGACGGCTGGGAACATAGGCGATCAACAAGATTTGGTAAAAGTATTAAACCAGCTTACGTTAAAAAAATGTAGTCAGTGTAGTTTATTTTTAAAAGTGACTACATTTTAAACAGGAAGAAAACCCTTGATACATAAGGGGTTAGAAAAAAGTGTTGTTTTTACTATTTTACTGACTACACCCCTAAACCCTTGGTATTATTGACTTTTATATAAAAATGTAGTTATTTTCTATTTATTAAAGAGTATATGAAGATAAGAGATAAAAGGCGTTTATTGTTTATTTTTTTGGGAGCAAGGTGACTACATGACTACGCATGGCGAAAAGCCTTGTGACTGTAAGGCGGAGAGCGTAGTCACTAGATATCCTAAAATGACTACACTTTTTGGAATTGTGAGGAGGAGACCTAAAAAGAAATGGAAATAGTAACTTAAATGAGTAACTTTTAAGACTGAAATCATATTTGTATTTTACATAATGAGAAAATGTAAATAGGAAATCACAAAAATAGCCCTCCTCCCTTGATAGACAAGGCGAGAAGGGAGGTCGCTTAAATTTAACAGAATAGAAGATATGTTAAATATATGGCACCAAAAAAGAGAGGAAAAACAGATGAATCCAAACAAAGATTACACTCCATTTCTACAGGATAACTTTATTATCTTTAACAAAAATGGTATAATAGAGATGAAGAAAATACCAGACTTTGGTAGCGTGGTATTTACTAGTCAAGATGGCAACATTGTCCAGATTGAAACAACAATTAAAGAAAGATAGCTGACTAGACAACTAGAGGCGTAACATTAAAGCTAAGTAGCTTTTTTGTTGCGTCTCTTTTTGTTTTGAGAAAGAGGAAGTAATGAGGAATAAAGACCCAGTAAAGAGTTGAAACCAATAAGCACAATCAAAAGAAATGAGGAATAAAAGAACATGGAAACATTACAAACTATTGAAACTAAAATTGACAAACTGATTGAACAGAATAAGAAAGCTATTGAGATGACTGAGGCGGAACTGGTTAAAGCAAGCCAAGCTATTTCAGACGCCCAAGCCAAGCTAGTACAGGCTCAAGAAGAAATAAACTCTGAAAAATACGTCGAGGCAAAAAGTGACCTATGGACGGCAGAACGTACAAAGGAATTTCATGAGGGACGTTTGAAAGAATTAGTTACAACTCCAATAATTTCATATGATGAATATCACGCAACGGTTAAAGAGATTTATAGATTGGCTGATGAACAACAAAATACTTTCTTTACTCCAGCAGTAGCCAAACTATTGGAAATTGTAAAGCTGGGTGATGAGTCCGCCAAAGAAGTTGGTAAAGTAAACGAGATATTTAGAAAACTTGAAAAAGATATCTCTAAAAATAACGAAGATTATAAAAGGGACAAAAACGGTGGATGGTTTCGTGGGCCATTTTCAAGTTTATCCTATTCTCCAAGAAACGCCTTACATGGGTATCAAGATGATTTAAAAGAAATAGCAGAGAGTTTTAAGAAGGGTCAAGGTTACCCCCCCCCTCCCCCCTTCAGTTATCCCCCCTACTAACAAATAGAAAGATGAGGTATATAGAATGCCCCTACCTACTGGTAAGATTGATTTAAACGAATACGGGAAGCATTTAGCAGAAAAGTCAGCTGAGATTTACAAAGAGAAAACTAAACAAGCAGTTGACGCGATGGAGCGACATAGACAAGAATGTTTAGCAAGAGACGCCAAGTGGCAAGCTGTCATAGATCGTTCCGATGAACTATTAAAAGAAAAGAAGGAAAGAGAGCACCAGCAAGAGATTGAACGCTTGATGGAAGAGAAGCGCAAAGAGGTTGATAGAGAAGTTAGTCAGCGACTATCAATGCCAAATGAACACCAGAAAAAACTGAACAAAGCGATGAGTGAAATGTTGAAAGATTTATTTTAAAGAGAACATAAAAAGACTCCATAAAAAAATAATTAAAAAGTTTTTTAATAAAGTGAATCGGAAAAATATTTTTTGTGAAAGAGATTGGAGAAGCAAGGGAGAAGGAGGGGGGATACCCCCCTCCCCCTCGGAGCTCCCGAACTTCCCACCATCACTGTACATTTTTTCTCGCGGGAAATGAAAGGTAGTTGTATAAAATGACATTGAAAGGTATGGGCTATCTCAGGAAGAAGCTAGCCAATTATAAAATGGGTGTAGATACTAGATACAATCAGTATGCTATGCAACACAATGACATAGATGTTGGTATTACGATACCACCTCAAATCAGGCAACAATATCGAGCGGTCTTAGGTTGGACTGCTAAGGGTGTTGACAGTCTTGCAGATCGTTTGGTCTTTCGTGAGTTTGCCAATGATGAGTTTGGAGCGAATGAAATCTTTGCTCAGAACAATCCAGATGTATTCTTTGATAGCGCGATTCTTTCGGCTCTGATTGGGTCGTGTTGTTTTGTTTACATCTCGCAAGGGGACGATGATGACGCTCCTCGGTTGCAGGTTATCGAGGCGAGTAATGCAACTGGTGTTCTGGATCCTATCACTGGCTTGTTGATAGAGGGCTATGCCGTTTTGAAAAGGGATGACAATGGTTATGCCGTGCTTGAGGCTTATTTTACTAGTGATGTGACTTGGTTCTATCCGAAAGATGGTAAGCCGTTTGCAATCGAAAATCCGACGGGTGTTCCTTTGCTGGTGCCAGTCATTCATAGGCCTGATACTGTTCGGCCGTTTGGTCGGTCACGAATTACTAAGGCTGGGATGTACTATCAGAGATATGCTAAACGAACGCTTATGCGGTCAGATGTTACTGCTGAGTTCTATTCATTCCCTCAGAAGTATGTGTTGGGATTGAGTCAAGATGCTGAGGCGATTGATACTTGGAAAGCAACTGTATCTAGCTTGCTGACGTTTACGAAAGATGATGAGGGGGAAAAGCCGAATGTGGGACAATTCACCACGTCCAGCATGTCTCCTTTTACTGAGCAGTTACGGACTGCAGCAGCTGGATTTTCTGGGGAAATGGGATTGACCTTGGATGATCTTGGTTTTGTTTCTGACAATCCGTCATCCGTTGAAGCCATCAAGGCTAGTCATGAGAACTTGCGTTTAGCTGGTCGGAAGGCTCAGCGCTCTCTGGGTTCTGGTCTGCTGAATGTGGCTTATGTCGCTACTTGTTTACGTGATGAGTTTCCTTATTTGAGGAAACAGTTCAATAAAACGGTCGTGAAGTGGGAGCCTTTATTTGAGGCGGACGCTAACATGCTGACCTTGATTGGTGATGGTGTTATCAAACTGAATCAAGCGGTGCCTGGCTATATGGATGCTGAAACCATCCGTGACTTGACTGGAATTAAGGGGTCAGACAAGCCTGCTCCAGTAGTGAAGGAGGGTGCAGATGGTGGAAGATATGTTTCCGAGTCTACTCCAGAAAATTAAGGACGAATTTGAAAAAAGCTAGGCTTGATAGTGAGATTCTGGAAGAGTTACTAGAAAAGAATAAAGTTAATTATCTGGACGCCAATCAATATGCTATAGAAATTGGTGAAATACTCGCAAAGGTCTTAGGAGCTTACTTGAGTAATATCAATCAAGAAGATGTGGAGCGTCGAAAACAGATAGGTATAGAGTCTGCTGAAGAACGTAAAAGAAAACGAGATGAAAGGATTGCCAAGTTTGGAAATCCTAGAAGAAGATTAAGTTAGGCATAAGTTACAGGAGTAGAAAGGTTGTCGTTAAAAATGGAGCTGGATAAGTTTAAAACGATGATGAACGTCAGAAAGCGGATGACTTACTTTCTGAGATTTCAGAGGATGGCAGGTAGTGAAAACCAAGTTAGGATAGATGAAGAGGCTTGGAAACTTGTCTTACCTGATCAGTGGCATTTGAGCGGTGAGCATGAAAAAGCAATCCGTGAGGGGTTGGAGATATTCGCCCACGACATCAACAGCATAGAGAACGAGAGAGCCAGAAAATACTTCATTATCCATTATTGCTATATGAGAAAGAAAACTATGAGCGAATGCGTAGAAATGGCAGGTACTAGCTCCACTAGCTACCACCGATACAAACAGATATCCGTCTTAAACTTTGCAAGAATCCACCAGAACGGAGAGCTAGAAGCATATAAGTAG